AGGCAGCTCAGGCAACTTCGCGAAGATAGGCAGCTCAGGCGACTCCGCGAAGATAGGCAGCTCAGGCGACTCCGCGAAGATCGATATTTCGGGCAACGCCAGCGTAGGCGCTGCTATAGGCATCAACAGCATTATAAAAGGAGCAGTCGGCAACTGGATAACACTTGCGGAGTGGGCATATGACAGCGATAAACAGCGCTGTGCCCCTGTTTGCGTTAAATCAGCACAGATCGACGGCCAAATAATAAAGGCTGATACATGGTATAAGCTTACGGACGGCGAATTTGTCGAGGTAGCCGATGAATAAGTACACGATCATCATAGCGCAGGTGTGCGCGATTCTGCTGGCACTGATAGTCATGGTACTGCTTGCCCTTGACAAAGGGGGCAACAAGGCCGATGCGGACGGTGTGCCGCCCGAGGTTAATACGCACGGCCTGTGCGTAGTGGAAGTGGCAGAGCCTGAGTACGAGATGTACTTTACCGAGGCCGACGTGATAGCCCTTGCGCAGATGCTATACGGCGAAGCAAGGGGCTGCACCCTGTTAAATCAGCAGCAGTGCGTATGGTGTGTGCTTAACCGCGTGGACGATGCGCGTTTTCCTGACAGCATAATCGGGGTATTGAAACAACCGCACCAGTTCTACGGATACTCGGACAGTTTCCCAGTTTGGGATGAGCTGTATGCCGTTGCAGAAGATGTACTCACGCGATGGAGCATGGAAAAGCAGGGCGCGGATGTGGCAAGGGAGCTTGACGGTACATATCTGTGGTTCACCGGCGACGGGGAGACAAATCACTTTAGGGAGGGCTATTAAATGTCCAACAAAAAGATACTTGATGTGACGTGTGGAACTCGCACGATGTGGTTTAACAAAAATCATCCTAATGCGATTTATTGCGATAAACGGGATGAAGCATTAACGGGGATATGGAAAAGCACAAACGGGCTTAGTGAAAGAACGTGCTATGTACATCCTGATATTCAGTGCGATTTTACTTGCCTACCCTTCGACGATAACAGTTTCTCACTTGTAGTTTTTGATCCGCCGCATTTAATACGCGCCGGGAATAATTCGTGGCTGGTTAAAAAGTACGGCAAGCTCGATCAAGGTTGGGAACAGACAATTCAAGAAGGTTTCATGGAGTGTATGCGTGTATTAAAACCCGATGGCGTACTGATATTCAAGTGGTCTGAAACACAGATCCCCGCGGATAAACTATGGCGAGTAATCGGGCGAAAACCGCTGTTCGGGCATCACAGCGGCAAAAAGTCCAAAACCTTTTGGGGCTGCTTTATGAAGGGAGTTACGTAAATGACTGATACTGACCTTTTAATTCAAAACCTAAGGCGTGAAAACGAAGCGCTGAGAGCGGAGCTTGAATGGACGGGCAAAGAGATCATGCGTTTACGAAACCAACTTAAAATGCAGTGGATTCCGTGCAGCGAGAAGTTGCCTAAGGAATGGATTGACGATGACAATAACACCTACATCAACTATCTGATTTATATGCCCTATTTCAAAGCAGCAAGTGTCGGGGTATATAACGATGACGAAGAAAGTTGGCTTTTCAGGGGCGTAGAAGTAAAAGTGAGTCACTGGATGCCGCTGCCGGATGCGCCGAAAGGAGTAAACGATGGGAGCCGCGAGTTCTGGATGCAGGAGGTGGAGTGATGGAACGGCTGACGAAACATAGCAAGCAAACATCGCACGAAAACGGTATCTGTTGCACACATTTTTACGGCCCCGAATGCCTCGAAGTTGGCGGGAACTGCGCCATGAATTGCAAGTGGGAAGAAGCGGCGTGGAGCCGCCTCGCCGCCTACGAGGACACGGGGCTGACGCCGGAACAATGTGAAAACGCAAAGGTCATCATCGAATCTGCCTTTAGCGATGACACGTCAAAGGCGGAGCGGATTCGCGAGTTACTAAAGGCCGACAAGGCGGGGCGCGTGGTGGTGCTGCCGTGTAAGGTGGGCGATGTTGTGTACGGATTCCACGTGGAAAAGACCATATTGCCGATGGTGGCAAAATGGATCGAAACGAACACTGACGGATGGTGCATTGCAGTACAATACACGCCAATGGCCCCAAGGTTTTATCGGTTTTCCGATTTTGGCAAGACCGTATTCCTGACCCGCGAGGAAGCGGAGAAAGCATTGGAGGCAAGGAAAGATGGCGACAAAACTGATCTGTGACCGCTGCGGCGCGGAGATAAACCCAAAGAGCTCCGTGATCTACGCAGGAACGCGGCGGTTTAAAATGGAAATAAACGACGACGACTACGAGCTGTGCGTTTCGTGCGCACACAAGCTGCGTGCGTGGCTTAGCGGAAAGGAGAATGACGATGACTAAACCATGCTATGGAAAATGTGACCGCTGTGTGTGGAAATACAACGGCGGCTGTTCGGAATGGAGGATTAGCAATGTCATTAGTTAAGAGAAAAATTTTCATCTGCGATCACTGCGGAGCAATCAAACTGGCTGAACGATATGATTGCAGATTTAGCTATACGCTACCGTATGGATGGGGTGAATTTGGTCGAAACCATCTGTGCCCGAGTTGCTACACAGCGTGGGGAAACCTGAAAAATCAGGCAGAAAGCGAGGGCGACAATGGCTGAATACATAGACAGGAACGCTTTCCTTTGGAATTATTGCAAGTATTGTGGAAAACGCATTGAAGTCGGTGAAAAGTGCTACGGTTTGCCGACGGGAGAAAGCGTTTGTGCAAGTTGTTGCGTTGAAGAAAATGAATTGCGGGAGGAGAATGACAATGGCTGAATACATAGATCGTGAAGCGCTGTTACATGACATCGAGCAATCGGTGGTATACACGGTAAGAGAAAAAATAACGAGCGCAGAAATGCGAGGCGCTCACAAAGTTATCGAGCGCATTAAGTGTGCGCCTGCTGTCGAGCCTATTTATATTCACGAACCGACAAAAAGCGAGTTTAAGCGCATGGCGGTACAGCAGGGCTATGCGCCGGTGGCGCATGGGCGGTGGGATGACATAGTGGGCAAGCGCTTGAATGGGAAAAATAAAAAGGAGGACTGACAAAAATGGGAGCAAGACGAATTTCTAACGCGACGAACGAGAAGATAATTGCGCTTATGTCGATGGGCAAGACAGGCGAACAGGCGGCGTTTGCGGTCGGCGCGAGCGGGAGCTACTGCAACAAACTGTACACTGTGGTAAAGCACATTGCCAATGAGCGGTGGGACGAGTTAATAGAATATTCTCGGTCTGCGACAACCGGCGGGGCGATTGTCTGGGCTTGCGAATACCTCAATACGCAACTGCCGCAAGAAGTCGCGGAGGCTATTGAGGCGGTACGGCATCGCAGAGCAACGCCCAAAGCGGCAGAAGCAGCGCCGCAGCCCAAACCGCCAGCAGAGCCGATTGACAACACGGCGACGGCAATCATCAAACTGCTTGAAAAGCTCGATGAGGCAGTGAACACCATAACCGAAGCTGCTGACGATATATGCCAGACGATAACGACGGCGCGAAAGCTCAACGAGGACTGCATAAACGCAAACTTCGATGTGCTGACGGCTACACTCCGTGACGGCGTTGAAAGCGTTAAAACGACGATAAGAAAGGGACAAAAATGACACGCGGGGAATATATGCGCAAGGCGCGATTGGATGCAGGGTTAAGCATCGTGCGGCTGGTCGAAATATCCGGCATAGCCCAAACCACGATAAGCCTGCTTGAACGCAAATCACTACGCGGCGGCTGGATAGATACAATTTCGTGTCTCACGCAACCAAATTATTTGGGGCGGCAATTATTTTGCCCTACCGCCGACAAGGTGCTTCCTGATACTCCGGAAAACAAACATTCCCGAAAATTTCTCAATGGCAATGTGTGAATACGCATGGACAAGCTTCAACGATAATGCAAAGGTGATTGACATCAATATGCAAAATCAAATCGGACGATTTCACCCAACACAGAAGCCCGTGAAGTTATATGAGTGGATATATAGTTGTTACGCAAAAGAGGGTGACAAGATACTTGATACGCATATGGGCAGCGGCTCAAGCAGGATAGCCGCTTACAATATGGGCTTTGACTATGTGGGATGTGAAATTGATAAGGATTACTTCGAAAAAGAGGAAGAACGCTTCAGAGAACACTCCATGCAGATAAATCTATTTTTAGGAGGATGAAATGCCAAAAAACGTAGGCTGGGAAGCCAAAAGCAACCACGACGGCAGCTACACTGTCTTTGTAAACGGCAAAGGCTATCACTGTGCCAACACATATGAAGTGCTTCGCTTGTTAGAAGACACCGGAGAAAAATCCGAATATCAGGCAAAGCAGATATACCAGCAGGCGCTTGAAACCTACGGCGGGCAATTGCAGACGTTCGTATGCATGGAAGAAATGTCGGAGCTGCAAAAGGAACTTTGCAAGTATGAGCGCGGCGAGGATAATGTTGAACATATTGCGGAGGAAATAGCCGATGTGCGCATTATGCTCGACCAAATGGTTATAATGCACGATTGCGAAACGCTTGTAGAAGCCTATAAATCTGCAAAACTGGCTCGACTGAAAGAAAGATTGGACAGCGTCGTTCCGTGTAGCGCAGATGGCATTGATTATGTTATTCCGAAAGAAATATACGATAATCTTGCAGAAGAAACCGCAAAAATATGTGACAAACTACAGAAACGTTAGTCGAAAGGATGGTAAATATGAATTTTGAAAGAGCAAACGAGGTGTGTTGTGCACCTATGCCAGCCGTTGCGTCCACAGATACTATAAAAAATATTACGGGTACTAATTACAAGGCGGTATGCGAAATTAACGTTGTGTTAAGTGCTATAGAAGCACAAACATTTGGCATAAACACGGCCGAACCCGATACGCTGGGAGAAGATACGCTTGAAGCTGCGCTTATAGGTACAAATAAAATTTTGGATAACATAATGGTTCGATTACACCAGTTTGCCGATCGTATGGGAGTACAGATATGAAAAGATTACTATATATAATACGCCTATGGCTGTTAGATGTTCTCGGCGGTGTGCCAAAACCGCATTATGATTATTTGCACGGCCTACTGCGTAGCGAACGCAAAGACTTCGATGCACTGTGCCACGATTACAATGAAGAAATAGAAGATTACCGCGTAGCAATCCGTGAAATCTGCCGCCGGAGCGATAACACCTATTACGACTGGTGCTGCGATCAGTGCGATTGCGACTGCGATAAGCGTAACGGCTGGTGCGCTGCTTTTGCACCCAAAGAATTTACAAAAAGATGACTAACGACTGTAAAGGCTGCACAGCGCGCCGCATAGGCTGCCACGCCAATTGCAGCAGCTATCAGGCGTTTTGCGCGGAGAACGATAAACGCAAGGCGGCGGCGCGGAATGAATATCCGGCAAGGGAGCTGCTGGTGACTGGCTACATAAAACGCGCAAGGGCGGTAAAGACATTTACAACTAAAAAATGTTGGAGGTATCGCGGAACATGATAATTCAAAGTCAGTGCGAAATGATGTTAAATCACATGCGCAAACACGGCAGCATAACAAGCCGCGAGGCCATGTATGACTACGGCATAGGCAGGGCATCCGGGCGCGTGTTTGATCTTCGCAAGCGCGGCTATGACGTTGAAACAACGATGGAGACCGGACTTAACCGTTACGGCATCCCGACACGGTACGCGAGGTATACGCTGCATGAGGGGCGCTGACGGATATTATGACAGCCGGGCAAAATGCCCGTTTTGGTCAAAAGGCTCGGCGCGTGAGAACAAGATCTTTTGTGAAGGCCCATGCGGTGACGCAAGATTGCAGCTGTGGTTTAAAGGCGACGAGCAGAAACGCCGGGTGTATGTGTCCAAATACTGCTGCACACAGTACGCACAATGCCCGGTCTACAAGATCACATTAGCGGAAAAATACTAAAGGGTAGCGCATTAAGCGTTACCCTTGATTTTTTATGTGCAGCAAAAAAGTGCGCAAGGTGGGGCTGATTAATGCAACGCCACCTACATTATTATAAAGGCATGAGCAAATGGGATGATATCAAAACTGAATATATTACTACCGACATAGGCACAAGGCCGCTTGCCGAGAAACACAACGTTTCGTACAGTACATTGCGAAAACGCGCCGAACGAGAAAAATGGGCGCAGAAGCGGACGCAGTATAGCGCGGCCAAGGGCGCAGACCGTATCAAAGCACAGCTGGAAATTGATTATCAGGAATACAAAAGCCTATTAGAAGCTGCTGGGCTGCTGTCAAGCAAGCTATGCAGCGCTGTAGCACAGTTAACGGATGCGGATATTATCAAGGATAAACGCGGCCTGAAAAGCCTTACAGGCGCAATGAAAGACCTTGCGGAAATCCAGGGTGTTAAATCCGATGCCGATAAACGCGAGCAGGAAGCGCGCATTAAAAACCTTGAACGCCAGGCAGCAGGAGAAGCACAGCCTGAGCCGGTGCGCGTTATCATTGCCGGTGCCGATGATTTCTGCGGTAAATAACCATGCCTGAATACAAAATCGACTACCTAAGCCCTACACAACAGGAATTTTTAAAGGATAGGGCGCATGTTGTGTTTTTCGGCGGCGCACGCGGCGGCGGCAAAAGCTTCGTCGTGCGCGTCTCGGCGGTGCTGTACTGCTTCAAGTTTCCGGGGATAACATGCATGATCGTGCGTAAAACATACCCGGAATTGCAGGAAAACCACATAGTACCTCTGACACGCGATCTGCATTGCTATGATGCTGATAAATCACAGCGCATGGCAAGCTATAACGATCAGAAGAAGGTCATTACATTCCCGAACGGCAGCAGAATATTATTTAGGTACTGCGATACCGACAAGGATGCTGAACGCTTTCAGGGCACAGAAACGGATATTCTGTTTTTGGACGAAGGTACCCACCAAACCGAAGAACGGTTCAGGAAGCTCTCGGCCTGCGTGCGTGGCGCGAATGATTTCCCACGGCGGATATATGTTACATGTAACCCCGGCGGCGTTGGGCACAGTTGGGTGAAGCGGTTGGCGATAGACCGCGCCTATACCGATGGGGAGAACCCGGAGGACTATTCATTTATTCAAAGCAAGGTCACGGATAACAAGCCGCTGATGGATGCAGACCCCGACTATATAAAAAAGCTTGAAGCCCTGCCGCCTAAGCTGCGTAAGGCGTGGTTGGAGGGCGAATGGGATATATTCGACGGCGCATTCTTTGAAGATTTCAGAACGCGCCCGGATGCGCAACTGTGCGCAAAGGCGGGGATAACGCCGGAAGAAGCTATAGCACAGCGCAGATTTACGCATGTTATACCGGCGTTTGACCTGAACGAAGGCGCGGCACGTGGCTGGACGATATACAGGTCATACGACTTCGGCTATAACAAGCCGTTTAGTTGCGCATGGTGGGCTATCGACTATGACGGCGTACTGTATCGCGTTTTGGAGCTGTACGGCTGCACAGATACGCCTAACGAAGGTGTCAAGTGGACACCCGACGAACAGTTTAAGCGCATCCGCGAGACGGAGCAGACGCATCCGTGGCTTAAAGGGCGCAAGATACTTGGCGTTGCTGACCCGTCAATATGGGATGTGTCACGCGGCGTGTCGGTCGCGGAGACCGCCGAGAAATACGGTGTGTACTTCGACCCCGGCGACAACAAGCGGCTTGCAGGCTGGATGCAATGCCATTATCGGCTGCAATTTGACGATAACGGTTATCCGCGCATGTATGTGTTCGACAACTGCAAGGCGTTTATCCGTACTATACCGCTGCTGATGTACGATGAACACAAGCCCGAAGATTTGGACACGTCGATGGAAGACCACGTAGGCGATGAATGGCGTTATATGTGTATGGCAAGACCGATAAGCCCGATAATACCTCAAAAACCGAAAGTTATATTGTCAGACCCACTGAACCAATACAAAAAGGATGGATATAAAGCAAATGGATATCACTAAGGACACTATACGAGCAGACGGCAGCAAAGCGCCCGAGCTTGGCAGCGTTGAAACTGCGGCGCAGATGCTTGGCATAAAACCCATTGGGGAACAGCAGATACAGGATTTGATGCAGATACTAAACAAATATCGCGCCGGGAAGAAGTCGGTCGATAGCCGTATCATCGCATCGGAAAACTGGTGGAAGCTGCGAAACGATGTTGAAGAAGACAAGGACGGCCACGCAAAGCCGGGGTTTAGAAGTAAAAGCGGCTGGCTGCATAACGTTATCACCAACAAACACGCCGACGCAATGGATGCATACCCTGAGCCTAACATACTGCCGAGGGAACAGGGCGATAAAGCAGAGGCGGCTATGCTGTCTAAAATAATCCCTGTTGTGCTGGAAAAAAACCAGTTTGAGACTACCTACAGCAAGGTTATGTGGTCAAAGCTAAAGACCGGCACAGGCGTGTACAAGGTCATATGGGACAAGAACAAAATGAACGGCTTGGGCGATATCGATGTGCGCAAGTGCAACATCCTTAATTTGTTTTGGGAGCCGGGAGTCGAGGATATACAGCAGTCAAAGTATTTTTTTGAGGTCGATTTTCAGGACGAAACCGAAGTCCGAGCCATGTTCCCGGCTGAGCTGCCGGAGGGCAAGAATATACCGCATGATTTTATAACCAGCAAATACAGATACGATGACCATGTAGACACTACGGACAAAGTGCCTGTTATCAGTGCGTACTATCACAAAAACGGTGTGCTGCACTACATACTGTTTGTTCCGGGCACGGTGCTTTACGCGACGGAAAATGACCCTGACCGTGCAATGACCGGCTGGTATGACCACAGCAAATACCCGTATGTGTTTGACACGCTGTTTCCCATTGAAGGCAGCCCATGCGGATACGGCTATGTAGACCTGTGCAAAGCGCCGCAGACGGAAATTGACCTGATGAAAACGGCGTATGTGGAAAATGCAATGGTCGGCGCAAAACCCAGGTACTTTAAGAAAGCCAACTGCGGCGTGAATGTTGAGCAGTTTACGAACCTGAATGAAACCATCATAAACGTCGAAGGCAGCTTAAACGACGATAACCTAAAGCCTGTTACGCACGATAACCTTGACGGCAACTATATAAGCATGCTGCAGCTTAGCATCAACGAATTGCGCGAAACCAGCGGCAACACAGAAACCGCAACAGGCACGACAAGCAGCGGAGTAACGGCTGCAAGCGCAATAGCGGCATTGCAGGAAGCCAGCGGCAAAGGCAGCAGAGACAGCACCAAGGCAAGCTACAGGGCATACAGCGAATTAAACTATCTTGTCATAGAGCTGATAAGGCAGTTTTACGATGCGCCGCGTCAGTTCCGCATTCTGGGCGACGGCGGCGAGGAATTGTTCTTAAGCTATTCCAACGAGCACATAAAGCCGCAGACACAGATGTTTGCCGGATACGATATCGGGCAGCGTGTGCCGGAGTTTGATATCAATGTCGTTCCGCAGAAGCGCACGGCATACACCAAGATGTCAAATAATGAATTGGCTTTGCAGTTTTATAACCTCGGCTTTTTCAATCCGCAGCAGACAGACCAGGCGCTTGCATGCCTTACGATGATGGATTTTGACAGCATCGACAACGTTCGAAAGACCATCAAGCAGAACGGCACACTGTTTGACCGATTTAATACGGTACTGCAAGTCGCGGCACTGCTTGCGGCCAAATGCGGTGATGCGCAGTCGCTTGCACAGATACAGGCTATAGCACAGCAGGCTAACGTACAGATCAGCACACCGCAGGCGAATATACAGATTGCAGAAGACCCTGCCAAGCGCGAACATGCGCAGGTGTCTAACGCCCGGGCAAAGACGCGCGAGGCGGCAATGCCCGATGGAGGATATGCAACGACATGATAAACGTATGCGTAAACAGCACCGGCAGCACATTCGAATTAAAAATCGAAGGGCATGCGCGGTCTGCGCCCAAAGGCGAGGATTTGATATGCGCGGCTGCGACAATCCTTGTGCGCACGGCAGCGGCTATTTTGCAGGAAAGTTCCAAAGATATCACGGAAATTGATATATCCGACGGCAAAGCGCGAATAAAGCTGACTGAATATGACCCTGTGGCGGTCATTGAAATGTCGGTAATAGTCAAGGGCTTTGTGTTGCTGATGCAGGAATACCCGGAATACATAAAAATTTTCACAGAAACTGAAAAAAATGCGCAAGGTGGGGCTGAAAGCAAAGCATAAGTAAATGCTATGCTGAAAACGTGGGTTGCATGAGACAGCAAGTTCACCTCCTTTAAGATGCCGCCCCGGCAGACGGCGGCTGTAATAGTCTGCTTTCTCCTTTCTTGTGGGCGGAGTCCCCCCTTCTCCGCCCCTTTTGTATATCGCCTTAGTTTAACGGTAAAACGCTCGGAGAGATAGAGATGCAGGTTCGAGCCCTGCAGGCGGTACGACGGACTTGTCCACCTACGGGCAAATAAATAGGAGGCATGTAAATGCACAACAAATTCAGTTGGCTGCAGCTATTCGCGGACGGTACCGGCGATGGCGGTGCAGCCACTTCGGGCGAAACATCTGCCGCCGCCGGGCAGAACACGGGCGTTAATGTGTCTGTTGCCGCCGAACAGACAGCACCGAAAACCACGGCTGACAGGCTCGCAGAGCTTGGAGTGCCTAAGGAAAAACTCGGACGGGCGAAATATGGCAAGGCTGTTAATCAGCCTAAAGCCGATGCGCAGGCCGCCGCTGCGCCAAAGGAAGCCATAGAGGCAGCAGAGACTAAAGATACAGCAAAGCGGCTTACATGGGATGAAATCATGGCAGACCCCGACTATAACCGGGAGATGCAGAAAGTAGTCTCGTCGGCAAAGACAAAGTACAAGGCGGACGCCGAGGGGCTTGAGAAGCTTGCTCCGGCGCTGCAGCTGCTATCCAAAAAGTACGGCGTAGACTCGGGAGATTATGACGCAATCGCAAAAGCGGTCGCGGATGATGACGAGTATTACGAAGACCGTGCGATGGAATTGGGTGTATCGACCGAGGTAGCAAAGCAGCTCGAGCGCTCCGAGGCTGTGGCAAGAGCGGCAGAAGCGCAAAAGCAGCAGTTTATCAACGAGCAGAAGCTTATGGAGCATCTGGGCAAGATGAACGCGCAGGCCGTTGAGCTTCAGAAAAAATACCCCAACTTTGATTTGCGGAAAGAGCTGGACAACCCTACATTCCGACGCTTGACCGCGCCTGACCTGATGTTTTCCCTCGAGGATGCATATGAACTTGTGCATCGAGATGAAATAAAGGAAAGCATACGGCAGGCAGCGCTGAAAGCATCGGTGCAGCAGGTGTCTAATGCTGTGCAGTCGAATAGATCGCGCCCGAGTGAGGGCGGCGTTCCCAAGTCCTCTAACGCTTCCATTCAGACGTTTGATTACAGAAACGCCACACGGGAGCAGAGAGAGGCGTTGAAAGCCCGGATCAGATCGGGTGAAAAGATATATCCCGGGCAGTTTTAAGCCTTGAGCGTTTCCGCGTGGCCTATGACCATGAAAGGAAACGATATGATCAATTTTAATTGGATTCAGATTTTCGCAGATGCAGGCACCGTTGTTAACACCCTTGTTAGCAACGGCACCTCCAACTACACCAACGCATACACCGGCGAGGCCGTCGCGGCCAGCCCTGCCACTAACACGATGGCGCCCGAACTTAAGACGTTCTATGACACTGAGCTGCTCGAAAATGCCAGAGTTGAGATGTTCTATGCGCAGTTTGGCCGCAAGCAGAGACTGCCCAAGAACGGCGGCACCACTGTTGAATGGCGTAAGTTTAACACCTTTGCAAAGGCGACTGAGCTTAAGGAAGGCGTTATCCCCACCGGTCAGCAGTTTGGCGCAACTAAGCTGACTGCATCTATCACGCAGTATGGCACTTACACCTCTATCACCGATAAGCTCGAGATGCGCGCATATGACGATGTCATTCTTGCAGCGACCGAGGAAATGGGCGCATCCGCTGCGGCTACTCAGGAAACCCTTATCCGTGATGCGCTGCTTGTCGGTACTAACGTAATGTACTGCGATAACGTCACCGAGGACGGCACTAAAGTTTCTACTCCTACTTCCCCGGCAACCATGGGCGCAGGCGGCACTACTTCCAGCGGCGGCAGCTCGACTCCTGACGGCTGGGCACTGCTTACCCCCACCATGGTAAACAAGGCCGTTACTAAGCTCAAGAAAGACCGTGTGCCCAAGATAAACGGCAAATACTATGCTGTTATCCATCCCTCTGTTGCATATGACCTGCGCCAGAGCAAGGAATGGATTGAAGTGCATAAGTATGCAGCTACCTCCGAGATCTTCAACGGCGAAATCGGCGAGCTGCACGGCTGCCGCTTCATCGAGGATACCTATGCACCTATTCTCGGCGCGAGCTACAAGTATTCCAGTAGCGCTACCTACAAGAATAAGTCCGATGGCGTTACTTATGCGACTTACTTCTTCGGCAAGGACGGCTTTGGCATTATCGACCCCGAGGGCGGCGGCCTTGAGATGATCGCTCATGACAAGGACGAAATCGGCGGTCCTCTTAACCAGTTCAGCACCATCGGTTACAAGTTCGAGACCAACGGCGCAACTATCCTTTACCCTGAGCGCGTACTCCGCGTGATGTCCGTCAGCTCGTATTCCGCGACTGACGAAGAAAACAAGTAATTATCCCGGGAGGGGCGGAACACTCTGCCCCTCCGCCTGAGAGGAGCAAAACATGGCTAAAAAAACAGAAGATGAAAGAGTTGAAATGTTTATACCGAGAGGCGACAGAAACAGTGATCCCGATCTGTTTGTGTCGATAAACGGCAAAAACTATCTGCTGCCCAAAGGCAAAACAAGCTTCGTCCCCAAAGAAGTGGCGGACGAGATCGAGCGCTCAAACTACGCTCAGCGCATGCTCGACGAACACATCGACGAGATGAAGTTTGCCGCGCACTAATTAATATCAAAAATAACAGCCGCCTCATGGCGGCTATTTTAATAGGAGAACAATATGACAATTGCAGAAGCAATAGAAATTACCGATAAGCTTACGCCTAACGCATACGATGAAACCGAAAAGGTACGATGGCTGCTGACTATTGACCAGATGGTGTATACAGACCTGATAGCCACGCACGAGGGCGCGGAGAAGTTTGAAAAGCCTGAGTATGCAGCAGAGGACATAGCGACCGATTTGCTGGTTCCCGAGCCGTATGCAGAAGATATCTATGTTAATTACCTACAGGCCAAAATAGCGCAGCAAAACGGCGAGGATGCCAAGTACAATAAGGCCGTTCTGTTTTACAACGACGGTTACACGCGATTTGCGCAGGCATATGACGCGGCGCACAGACCGCTGCCGAAACTGACGCATTTCAGGTTTTAGGGAGGACTGCATGCCGACATATATAACTATACCCGAAAGCAGCACAATCGAGACAGTCGTTGATACCTTCGGCGGCTATAACCACAACTACAAAATCGGCGACGGAGAGTTTTATGATATGAAAAATCTCACGAGCGATTACTATCCGCTCATGGGTAATCGCGATGCAAGGAGCATTATAGCTGCCGGGAAATTTACCGCGATATACGGCATGATCGCCGACGTTGACTCAAATCTTTACGTTGTCGGCAAGACCGCCGATAGCGGAGTCGGGATTTACAAAATCTATCGCGGCACCGGTACATATACCACAACCAAAAAGGTTTTATTAACGGTAGACGGTGTGGTAGATAACTCAATCAGCATATCGGAAAGCACAAAGCAGATGATGTTTTTCTCCAATAAGCTCGTTATTTATCCCGATAAGCTGAGTATTCGAAGCGAGAGCGGCACGGCAACAGATACAACGGAAAATCACGAGTATGAAAAGCTGTATAAGTCTATCGAGGCGACGGCCACGACGGATACACCGATAAAATTTACGGCTTGCACAGAAGACGGCGAAGCAGTGACCTTTACCAAGAGTGCAACAGCGCCGCCCAGCCCTAAAACGGGTGACTTGTGGCTTGACACGTCGAGCACCGATACCGGCGCGGTGTGGAAAAAGTACATTGCCGGATCATGGGCTAAGACAAGCGACATAAAGGCACGTATCGTTTTGCCGATGGGTACAATGACCGAAAAGGCAATAAACAAAATCAGCATCGATAGCGGTGACACGATAGAGATATCTTTTACCGACGCGACGTTCTCCGAGGACGATAACTCGGCAAAGTTTGAAGGGCAGCATACCCCGGCAAAGCGAGTTATCAATAAGACCAACGAGACAACGGCGGCCGATGGCACAAAGTCATACACGGTCGAGCTTATATATGTATTCGTTGATATCGTAACCGGAGACTTTAACCAGACAGCAGGCAGCATAAAGCTTTATAGGGATGCGCCAGACCTTGATTTTGTTGTGCAGGCGCAAAACCGCATTTGGGGATGCAGATATAACTATGAAGCATCCGAAGATGCCGAGAAAACGAATGTAAATGAGATATACGCATCAAAGTTAGGCGATGAAACCCGATGGTCAACCTACAAGGGCGTTAGCACCGACGCATACCGTGCATCTATAGGCACTCCGGGCGCTTTTACAGGCGTGGCAAACATCGGCGGCAACCTGATTTTCTTCAAGGAAAACTGTTATCACAAGGTCTATATATCCAGCTCCGGCGCACATCAAATCATAGATAAGACCGTGCAGGGCGTTCAGACGGGGTGCAGCGGTTCGGTCACTGTGATAGATGATGTTTGCTATTACAAGTCTCGCGGCGGCGTGATGGCGTTTGACGGCACTCAGGCATATGACATCGGCGCGCCGCTCGGTAACGTGTATTACGTTGCGGCCGAGGGCGGCAGTGCAAACGGCAAGTATTATCTATCCCTCAAAGACACAAGCGGCAAATGGTCGCTGTTCGTGTACGACACAAAGCGCGGACTGTGGCACAAGGAAGATGAAAAGCACGCGCTCGCATTCTTCTCGATTAACAATGAAACATTCTTCGTCACCGAGGACAGCAACGGATACGCAATAAACCTTATATCCGACTACACGAAAACAGGCAATGAAGAAGCCGCATTTGAGTGGGAAGCCATAACGGGCTTGCAGGGCTATAACTACACCGGTCAGAAGTACATAAGCCGCTTTAATCTGCGCATGATGCTGCCCAAAGGCTCGGAGATGATGATCTACATCGAATACGACAGCTCCGGCGTTTGGGAAAAGCAAGGCCGCATAAAAGGACAGGGCACGACAACATTCATGGTTCCTGTCAAGCCTAAGCGCTGCGACCATTTCAGAATAAAGCTCTCGGGTCATGGCACGGTGCGGCTATACAGCTTCAGCAAACAGTTTGAGGGAGGCACGGATATCAAATGATAGTAATACCTCAGCCGCCTCGAATTTTTGGCACATCCGAGGAAAAGGTAACTCAGCTGCACCGATATACGGCTCAGCTCGCCGAAAGCCTCTCGGTGTGGCTGAACGTCGAGGGCGCGGCAAGTGACACAAGCAGCCAGACGAGCACGAGCAGCAGCGTTGTTGTTGCCGAGGTCTCATCCGACAGCAACGTTGCTTACGGCACATTCCAAATGACATACGGCACAGAGAGCGACACGTCGGTGAGCGTGAGCTTTGGAAGCAAGGCGAAGTTTGCAGACAAGCCCGTTGTTATCTGCTCTCAGCCGTTTTCAGACCGCAATATAACGATAAAATCCGACAACGTTAGCAAGACCGGCTTTACCGCCTCGCTTCCCAAAGCGGACGAGGCCGGGAGCTGCACGGTGATGTACATAGCAGTCGGAAAAGCACAGGATTAACGGAGGGATAAATGGCTAAATTAAAATCATGGACAAATGAAAACGGCACTGTAATTACATACGAAAACGGTGTTGACTATAAAGCGAAAATGAACGAAGCGGCGGCCAAGGGAGATTGGGCGGCGTATGATGAGGCGTACAACAGACGAAAAGCAAAAATAAACGGCGAAGGGCTGAACATCGACGTCGGCAAAAACCCTCATGCAGGTGCGTCTAATATAACTTACGGTAACGGAATTACTTACACCAGCGCCGCAGACTTAGGCCTTACCGCCGCGGCAAAGGCAGCCGCCGGAGATATGACCGGAGCAAGGCAAACGGAGCAGGCAAGAAACGAAAAAATCGACACGAACAACATGAATTTGCCGCGCACCAATAAATATAGCTTTACCACCGAAACCGAGCGGCACACACCATCGACGGATTACAACTCTAAGTATTCCGAAGATTTGGACAAAATCCTTGGTTCAATTACCGATGCAATAACTAATGCTCCGACTATTTCCATGCCGGGATATTCTGCACCGACGTACAATCCGCAGTATGACGCGCAGATAGACGAGCTTGTGAATAAACTGCTCAACCGTGAGGAATTTAGTTACAACGAAGAGCTTGACCCGCTGTATCAGCAGTATAAAGACCTATACACCAAGCAGGGACAGCTTGCAATGGAAGATACAATGGGGCAGGCAGCAGCCCTCACGGGAGGTTATGGTTCGACCTATTCACAGGCCGTAGGACAGCAGATGTACAATGCGTATCTGCAAAAGGTAACGGAGATGCTGCCCGAGTTCTACGACAGAGCATACGGCAAATATCGTGATGAAGGGCAGAATATGAAAGACCTCTATGGCATGTACATTGACCGCGATCAGGTCGATTTCCAGCGCTACCAGCAGGAAGTCGCGAATGCCGAAATGGCGTATCAGGCGGCTGCGGCTGCGGCAAGCATGGCATATCAGCAGCAGCAGGATAACATAAGCAATCTCGGCAACCTGTATGGCCTCGTTTCCGGCGCGGATGCAACGGATTATGAGCGGTTCCTCAACAACTGGAACATGAACAACACGCTTGATCAGCAGGAATACAACAAGCTTATCGACAAGTGGAATCAGGACATGCAGCTGAGCGAGAGCAATTACAACAGGCGGCAGGATGCCCAGAAGCTTGCACAGAGCCAGATAGACGCAATCATTGCAGCCGGCGGCACGCCCTCTCAGGCGCTTATAAGCACGGCAGGCTATGACCCGTCATATATCAACTCCCTCATGAGCTACTATCAGCAGCAGGCGGCGGCTCAGACGGCGGCACGAAGCGGCGGCTCAGGCGGCGGGGGAAATAGGTATCCGAGTGGCAAAGACTTCAAGGTAAACAAAGATGGAAGTATTTCAGTAAAAAAAGTTCGTCAGCTTAATTTTGACCCTGACGAGGGCATTTTCACATGGAACGGCAAAAACTATAACAGCCTTAATTCGCTCGTCGATGCATGGAATAAAAACTCGAGTTTAACCGATGATGATATAAATGTTCTCAAACGAAAGCTTAAATCTCAGGCAAATATCAGCTTGTAAGTTCAGCGAGGTTAAAGATGGCGAAGAAAATAAATCTTACAAAAGAGCAGATAGAGGCTGCTGCAAAAGCAGGGCGCGAAAAGACCGAAAAAGCCTATGCCCAGAAAGCACAGGCAATCGCCAAGGGTTACGGCACAAACAGTGCTAAATCCAAAGTTGGTAAGAATAGAGGACAATTGCCCGAAGTGAGCGAAGTTCTTGCTCGTAACAACCCTGCTTTCGCTGCTTTGCAGCAAGCCGGGAACGCCAAAAAGCTCACCAAGGGCAGCGACGCTATATCTTACGGCAAAAAAAGCAGCGAGCGCAAGCCGGGGCAGATAAGCGCTTTGGGCGCGGGAGATTACGGCGCGTCAAAAACAACGAGATTTGACGCTACGGCGAACGCTGCAATATACAGCACGGCAGGCGCGTTTTCAAACCTTTTCGGTCTGCTGAAAGAAAAGGACGCGCAGACAAAAGCGCGAGATGCAGCGGACAGCGCAAGGCTTAAAGCCGGATATGACGCAATGCTCAACGGCGAGGACATAAACACGCGCGAGGGCGGTCTCAAGAAGCAGCATGAGGACAGCCAAAAGGCCTTTGAGCGCGGTTATGCAGCGCTTGCAGGAGCAGGGCAAAAGAATTTTGACACCGCCGATGAGCTTGCCGCACGCTCGAATGAGTATCAGCAGATAGCAAAAGAGGGCTTAGGCAAGTTCGGACAGGGCGTTGTTGACTTCGGCATTGCAGGCTTGCAGTTTGCCGGTGACGCGGCTATGAACGCCATTCTCCCCGGCTCAGGTCTTGTGGCAATGGGAATGAGAGCGGCAGGAAGCGGAGCGCAGGAGGCAAGAAACAACGGCCTTGATATCAATGACCAGTTTACCTCTGGCCTCAAGAGCGCGGCAATCGAAGTGCTTACAGAGAAGCTTTTCGGCGCTGCTTCCAAAGTCGCATACGGCAAGGGCATTATCAGAAACGAGAGCCTTGTTAACGGTCTTGTAAACCGACTGGCAAAGACGGACAAAGGCCGCACGGCGCTCAAGGTCATTGTCGGCGCGAACGAAGAAGGCTTAGAGGAAGTCCTCTCGGATATCCTGAACCCTGTTGCAGACCGTGTGCTCAAGCTGGATGACGGCAAGGGCGATTGGTCTGACCTGGGCGAGGACATGGACGCAGAGCAGATGCTCGAGGACTACATCATCGGCAGCACTCTCGGCCTTTTCGGCGCAGGAACGAACGTTATAAGCGGTCAGTATCGCGCCGAGAACGCGCAGCAGAGAGCGTATGAAAATTATCAGCGCGAGCTTGTAAACGCCGGGATTGCATCCGAACAGGGTTCTCAGGCACAGTTGACCGCCGCAGAATATCAGAACATCCTTGACAACAGCGCAAAGAGAGGCAACAGAAACCTGAGCGACAAGGAAACAGCCAACCTTGAACAGCTTATAACGGCTGAGAGAGACACGCCGGCAGTGCGAAATGCTCTTGAGCGCAGCGGTACGCTTGTTGACGATAACACCGCGACGGTCATTGCCAAGGCTGCAAGCGGTCAAAAACTGACGAGAGCGGAGCAGAGCATCATAGACAGCAGCCCGGTAATGCAGCAGGCTGTGAATACCATGACCGGGAGCGGCGCAGTTGCCAACATCCGCACAACGGCGACAAAGAACAGCGTTGTTAACAGCATGGCAGAGCGATATACGGTCTCCCCGGAGGTTATAAGCAGAACATACGATCTCGCCCCCGTCGAGTCTCCCGAGGCGTTTGAAATGGCGTTTGATGCTGTGTATCAGATGGGGCAGCAGGGCGCGAACAAAGAGTCGCTTATCAAAGTGCCCGTTCTGAACCGCGCACAGGCGGAGATAGCCTATAACATGGGTGCATCTACAACTCAGGCGGCGGTTGACAATGCGGCGGTGCAGGGCGATAATGTAAGCACACAGGTAAACAACCAGATAAACACACAGGAGGTAAACGAGAATGGAGTACGTCTACGCGACAGCGGCCAACGGCTTAACGGTCAGAATACCGAAGGACAAATACCCTCAGTGGAAAGAGGCGCAGTCGAAGCTTACGCCGGAACAGATAGCGGCAGACAAAGCGGTTATAGCGCAGCTCAAGGCAAAACTGGGCAAAAAGTAGTCTATAACGGCGTAGAGCAGGAGAACGTCTACTACTCCGGTGAGGACACCGAGAGCATGAAAAAAGGCCGTGAGCTTGCAAGAAGCTACGGCTATAACGTCACATATTTCGAGGGCGGCAATATCAAGGGCAGCGGCGGCGAGTTCAGAGGCATGGTCGATACCGAGAGCAAGACCGTTATGGTGCGCTCAGACCATCCCGACATATCCGCAGAGCAGATAATGCGCCACGAGATGGGGCACGCGGCAATCGCACAGGGCGATATAAGCCTTGACGAGTTGCGCAGTGCCATGCTTTCAGACCTCTCGGAGAAAGAGCTTAACAGCGCCGTTGAGGTCTACAGGCACGCATACGGCGACACGATAAGCGAGACCGAAGCGTTTGAGGAAATGTGCTGCGACGCGCTGGGCAAGATAAACATCTTTGCCGGAACGGAGCACGACAGTGCAAACTACGGCAAGGTGCAGGAGAGTTTCCGCAAGCACACCGCCGAGACCGCGAACAAAGGCAGAGCGCCGCCGAAAAGCGGCACAATGTATTCGCGAGAGGTCAACGGCAAGAAAATCGCATGGATTGAAAACAGCCCGTTGACCGCTAAGGAACTGCATAACCACAAAAAAGTAGCGGCGTATATCGCAAATCATATCGGCGAGGCGTATACGATAATCGAGAGTGGGAGCAAGGTCTATCTCGGTGAGAGCTTACCCGGCGAGTATACGCAGTCAGAGTATACAAAACAGATACTGAAAAATGTTCCGCCAATTCTCAAAGCAAAGAATAAGGCTATCGGCAAGCTCGGCGAGATGATAGAGATCGCCACAAACCGCCGCTGGGAAAAAGCAAAGCATGCAGACAACAAGGATGCTGAGTATGGTATTTACAGATACTCAACCGCATTTGCATTCCCTGTAAAGCAGAACAGTAAGGTCACAAATGTCAAATCTTTTGACGCTGAACTTATTATTCTCAATGCTTCTGACGGGAAAAAGTATCTGTACGATATCGTAAGCATAAAAGAAAACACCGCAGACGAAGTTGATCTTTTTAAGAAAGACCAGATGAGGCAAAATGCCTCTGCTCGTCGCGGTGCTTCTAAGAACAGTATACGCAGTTCTTCCGAAAATGTCAAGAAATATTCTCTTGAGCTTACGGGAGAAGCGAAAACCAATGTCAATAGCTACTCCCGAGAGCCGGAGAGCATTACCGAGCTGCGGCGGCAGAACAAAGAACTCAAAAAGCGCGTTGACTACTGGAAAGGCCAGACGCAGCGCACGAAGGTAAAGACCGTGCGCCAAAGCGACGTGAACCGCCTTGCACGAGAAGTCATCGACATGAGCGAATCAGACCTCAAGCCGCAGGATATCACCGAACGGATCAGCAATCTCGGCGAGCATATCCTTAACGAGAAGGAGCTGCGCTATACCGACATTGCGGAAATGGCACAGGATATCGCAGAGGACGTTGTGAGCAACGCCACCACGATAGTCAACGAGGACGATGTTCAGACACACAACAGACTCAAGGATTATCTCAAGAGAGTTAAGCTCAAGGATGACGGCTCGGCGGAGTTTGAAAGCATACGCAACAGTTACAAACGCCGTATTATGTTCGGCAAAAACGGCTTGAGCGTTGATAGCGTGTATGCAGAGCTTAACAGCATGTTCGGCGAGGGATATTTCCCCGAGGACATTATTAACCCTGCCAATCAACTCGAACGCATTGCAGAAGTGCTCGACGGTACAGCGCCGCAGTACGCAAACCCGAACGGTTACTATGCCGAGGAAGCGGCGGAGTATATGCGCAATTACATAATTGACAGCATGCTCAGCAACCAAGTGCGCCAGACCGCGCCGACAATGGCAGACAAAGCCGCCTCCCGAGAAGCAAAGCTCAAAGCGGACAATGCCGAGAGGATAAAGAACGCGGTCAAAAAAGAACGCGAACGCAATGAGGTTAAGCTTCAACGGTTCAAAGAGGGCGTGGCGCGGCTTGACAGCAAGCGCAAGGAAACCGCGCTCAGAAACCGCTACAAAGGGCAGATAGAGAAAAACGTTAACACGCTGTCCAAATGGCTGCTCAATCCCGATCACAAGAATACGCTCAAGCATATCCCCGGTCAGCTTCAAAGCACGGTCAGAGACTTCATATCTGCTATAGACTTTACCAGCTCTCAGCAGCTCGGCGGCGGTGCTCCTACAATAAAGGACATGAAGTATATCGACAGTCTCGACAGGCTCAGAAGATATATCGCCGACAGCAAGGTCGGAGAGGACAGATACAGCGATCTCGACTTACCGCCTGAGTTTGAAACGCAGCTTGCGGACTTTGTTAGCAGCGTTAATACCCTTGCACGAAACAACAAGGGAACGTACACAATAAACGATATGACCTCCGGACAGCTCAAAGAGCTATCGGATATTGTCAAAACAATGAAAAAGGCAATAACCGATATGAACAGACTGTATCAAAACGCGACTTTTCAGCACGTTTATGAAGCCGGTGAATCGGATATTGAAACGCTCAGAGAGTACACAAAAACAAAGGCATTCACAAGTAAGCTCGCGGCGAACCGACTTGACCAGGCGATCATGTGGGAGAGTTCGCGACCGGCGCATGTTTTCAAGCGCTTCGGCAAGGGCGGAGAAAGCATGTATCAGGAATTTGTTGACGGTCAGAACACCATGGCGTTCCTCACAAAAGAAGTTATAGACTTCGCAGAGGACACATACACTACGGCAGAGGTCAAGCAGTGGGCGAAAGAAACTCATGAGTTTAAGTTTGGTGATCAGCGCGTAAAGCTTACTTCTGCGCAGCTCATGAGCCTTTACGAGCTTAACAAGCGCTCACAGGCAAAACAGCACCTTGACTCGGGCGGTTTCAGGGTTGCCAATTTCAAGGACGGCAAGTTTAATCTGCAAACAGACAAAGAAAAGCACGTTTTCACTGACGCTGAGCTTAACGAAATGTTCGGCGAGCTTACAGACCGGCAGAAAGAGGTCGCCGATAAGTTGCAGCGCTTCATGGTCGAGCGAGGCGGCGAATGGGGCAACTATGTTTCGAGAAAGCGCTTTGATGTGGAAATGTTCAAGGATGAGAATTATTTCCCCATAAAGATAGACACCACCGAAACAGACAGCAAGGTTGACGAAAAGACCGACAACGCAAGCCTCTATCAGCTTCTCAATATGGGCTTTACAAAAGAAACGAGCGCAAAAGCAAATCAGTCAATCGTTGTTTACGATATCTTTGATGTGTTTGCAAACCATATGTCGGAGATGGCGCAGTATCGCAGTTTTGCGCTGCCGCTGCTGGATATGACAAAGTGGTTCAACATCAAAGTACGCGACGAGGGAGGCAACGTTACCGCTTCACTGCGTACCGAGATGCGCAGAGCGTTCGGCTCAGATAAAAACGGCAGAGGCTTTGCAGAGCAGTTTGTTACCGGCATAATCAAAGCGTACAACGGCGCAGAGGGGCGCGGAGACAGCAGCGTTAACTCGAGGATGATAAACCGCGTCAATAGAGCAGCGGTCGCGTACAACACACGAGTTATGATACAGCAGCCGTCGGCTATAGTAAGAGCGGCGCTCTATCTTGACCCGAAAGACCTGATATCGAGTCTGAAAAACTATGCAGGTATAAGCACCAAGCAAAACATTGAGGAAATGCACAAGCACTCCGGCATAGCACTTTGGAAAGACCTTGGCTTCTACGATGTCAACGTCAGCAGAGGCGTACAGGAGCTTATAAAGCATAGTCAGGGCACGATAAGCAAGATAAACGAAATCGGCATGAAAGGCGCTGAGTTTGCAGACAAGGTCACATGGGCGGCGCTGTGGGATGCTTCAAAAAAGCAGGTGCGCAGAGAGACAGGATTGAGCGAAAGCGATGCAGAGTTTTTCCCGAAAGTAAGCAAAGTGTTTGAGAATGTTATTTATAACACTCAGGTCGTTGATACGGTGCTTACAAAGAGCGAGGTTTCCAGAAACCGCAGTTCGGGCGCAAGACTGTTTACCTCGTTCATGTCAGAGCCTATGACGACCGCAAGCCTTGTAACAAGCGAGATATTCGACATCCAGATGAAACAGGCAAAGGGCATAAAACTCAAACCCTCGGATTACAGCAGGCTGAGCAAAACATGCATAGTCGTAGCTGTAGCCGCAGTCATTAACTCGGCGCTTGCCTCTCTCGCGGATGCGTGGCGCGACGATGACGAATACGGCACGTTCGGGCAGAAGTGGACAAGAGCAATGCGCATAAAGCTTGCCGATGAGCTTAACCCTCTTACCTATTTCCCTTACGCAAGCAATGTATGGGATATCACAAAGAAGCTGCTTGATGACGCGGATAAAAAGTGGTTCGGCGTGGAGGTATACGGCAACGGTACGGATATACCGCTGACCGATATAATCAATTCTTCACTGAAAGCACTTGAGATTTTCCGAGAAATACGCGAAAAAGGCGAGGACTCAAGATATACGAAGTTCGGCGGATATTACAAAGTGGTCAATGTCCTTTCCAAGATCACCGGAATACCGCTGTACAACATAGCTCGTGAGGGTGTAAGCCTTTATAATGCTTTTGCAAGCGACAAGATAAGGTCGTATGAGCCGAGTAAAGAGGGCGCTGTGAAGTATGCGTGGAACGACGGATATCTCACCGACGATGAAGCAATAGCGGCTTTGCAGGACGATGCCGGTATGGACGAGGGTGAGGCATGGCTCGAGGTCGAAAAGTGGAAAAATGATACGACCTCCAACTACACAAAGCTTTACGATGCTATCGACAACGGCGGAGATATCAAGAAAGTAGTCGATGAGCTGACTGAACACGGCGTTGAAGAGAAAAACATCAAGTCATCGCTCACTCGGCGTTACAAAGAGGCGTACATAAACGGCGACAATAAAGAGCGCGAGAAGATACGCAGAGCTTTATATGCAACCGGCGTTTATGGCAGCGTCAACGAAGTTATCGAAAAATGTAACAGTTGGCTAAAAAAATAAAAACATGCGGAGGTGGGGCTTAATAAGCCCTGCCTCCTTTTGTTATGCTGAAATCAAGAAGCAAAAAAGGAGGAAAAGCCTTTTGACAACAATCATGATCGGCAAAGCGCTGGCAACGGTGACGGAAAACGAAACCTTGACCAGCGGCATGATAAATGCAAAGATAAAATTCGAGTTTTCAGCCGATTGGCATTCGGGAATAAGCAGAACCGCGATATTCACGGCAGGCGACGTTACAAAAGTCGTGCTCGATTCGTATTGGGAAAACAACGTCTGCTCCATTCCGCAGGAATGCCTTGAGAAAAGCGACGAGATACTCATGGTCGGCGTGTACGGTGCTGACAACGCCAACACGGTCGCGATACCTACGGTGTGGGCGACGGTCGGCAAGATACGCAAGGGCTATGAGGGCTATGAGGACGTATCGACCGGCACACTGCCCATCTGGGCACAGGTGCAGTCGGCGGCGGCACAGTCGGCGCAGGCGGCAAAGGACGCGCAGACAGCGGCAGAAACCGCACAGGGCAAAGCCGAGACTGCGCAGAACGCCGCGGAGACGGCACAGGCAGCAGCCGAGACCGCACAGGGCAAAGCGGAAACCGCGCAGAGCAAGGCAGAGGCCGCGCGAGATGCCTCGAAAGCAGCACAGGCAGCAGCGCAGACCGCACAGGGCAAGGCTGAGACTGCCCAGAGCAAAGCCGAAGATGCGCAGAATGCCGCAGAGGCTTCCGCAACGGCGGCGGCAGAATACGAGAGCGGCGCAAAAAGCGCGGCGGCAACGGCGACGGCAGGCGGCAATATGGCCAAGAGCTGGGCTGTAGGCGGCACGGGAACGCGCGAGGGCGAGGATACCGACAATGCAAAGTACTGGGCTAAAGCGGCTCAAGGCGCGGCTGGCGGCGGCGTGGCGAGCTTCAACGGGCGCTCGGGCGCTGTTGCACCGCAGGCAGGCGACTACACGGCGGCAATGGT